TAGAGCATCCATAGCCTGTTGATAAGTATCTAAGTGACCTTCAATCGTATTGAGCGGGTCAAGTTTCTTGGCATCCGCACCAGAGCTGAGAGACTCCATCTGCTTAGTATAAATACCATAATTCTGCTGTTTCCACTCAGGATTTAGAGTAGTAACCCATCCTGTAAGATTGGCTTCAAATGTAGGATTACGTTTAGCCGAAGTAGGCATATCAGATTCACCAGCAGCAATCTTCGCAACCATAGGAAGATATTGAGCTGGTATCTTTTCAATCCCAGGAGTATCAGCAATGCCTGGATAGGCTTTAATGACCTGCGGAGGAATGTGAGCAGGCGTCGGCGGTCCGCCAGTCGGAGAAGTAGTCGGCATTGAACCTGTAGCCCCAGGAATTGCTTTAAATTGATTCGTGGCCTGATTCCAAAGAACATGTTTTGTCTGACCATCAACCGAATCGGTATAGGTAATATCTTTCCACTGTGGGTCTCCCTTAACAGCCCATTCACCCGTAGCAGGATGATATTGGATTGACTGTCCAGGCAAAGCACCACCAGGAATGAACTGTTTAGTTTGGTCCCCACTAAAAGTAAGCTGCTGATTATTCAAATCCTGCAAACGCTGTTGTGCGGCAGCAGCATATCCAGCTCCAGACCCAGGCTGCATCATATCCATCACCTGAGCCATTTTCTGATTACGCACATAAACAGGGTCTTGATAGGGGTCAATTCTTGGCAATGCAGGAGGAGAAGCCTGTGGCGTAGCAGCAGGAGTTTGCTGTGGCGCTATTTGGGGCGATGAAGATGGCTGGACGGTTGCACCAAGCAAAGCCCCGCCAATCCCATTAGGGATATTCTGGGTAGCAATATCAGTCTGTGATGGTGAAGCTTGCGGAACCGCAGGAGCCTGAGGAGGAGCCTGTGTAGATGCTTGAGGGCTATTCCCCAAAGCATTCTGTAGCATCCCAAGTTGCATTCCAGTTTTACCCAACATCAACTGCTGCATGGCATTCTGTAATCCCGCTTGCTGGAACTGCTGGCCGGTCTGCATGCCCTGACCCAAAGCCTGTCCTAGTGAAACAGGCATCCGTGACGGTCCACCCGCTTGTAGAAGACCTAAAGCCAACCCCATAGTAGGGCTGTAAAGGCTCCCGTTCATTCCATTGGAGCCCTGGAGAAGTGAGGTCATGAAGTCAGGTGATGCACTCATGAAGTGAACCCTCCTGAATAAGCGTCTCCAGTAGAGCCACCACTACTACCTTTATTGTTATAACCGTTATAAAGCTGCTGTCCTGCAACAGCGGTTCCAAGCGTGTTAGCGCCCTTATTCTGGTAATAGGGACTCTGCGTCTGCGCTCCTGGTTGGACACCCTGTAGATATTGCTCAAACTGAGACAGGTTCGCATAAGGTCTCTGTTGGGCTTGATTGAAAGCACCCATAGAGGCGTTAATCTGGTTCTGAGCCTGATTCTGAATTGTGCCGCCTAGCTGCTGCTGTTGGTTAGCAGCGCCCATAGCGTTCTGTACAGTGTTCTGATAGTTGTTTCCATAGAAGTTCGTAGCCAGATTGTTCAATTGGTCCGAACGTAGAGGCATAGAAGCATCTAGGTTACGCCCAGACCCAGCAAATTCACTTCCCAACTGACCCTGTGTCGCAAGCGCAGCCTGATTGAACATGGAGTTTTCGTAAGGATTCCCATTACCTTGAGTCAGGGTGTTATCAAGGTTATTCGTGTTTGAAAACGCCTGGTTCTGCACCGGGTTAAAGTCGGCTACTCTCTGCCCTGAATAGACTTGAGGTCCACCAGACTGCAAAAGGTTCCCAGCCTGTCCCAAGGCTGTACCCATATAGGGGTACATATAGGGAGCAGTTGTTTGGGTCTGCGTCGTGGTTCCGGCTTGTGTTGAACCTTTACTCATTTGCTATCTCACCTGAAAGCCGCGTGGAGCATTCATTTGTTGAATAAGCTGCTGTAGATTAGGCTGACTTTGCTGCGCGCCCTTGGGAGTGGTTTGAGGAGATTGCGCACCAGGATTGAACATCTGCCCACCCATAGATTGAGCAGCCATCTGATTGTAGATTCCAGGCCCTCCGCTGAAATTCTGGAAAGAACCTTGAGGCATCTGCGGAATCATGGAAGCAGCGCCTAGGTTCGGAAGAACATTAGGCACACCACCAGCAGAATTTGAGCCATTTTGTCCCAGGGGATTCGCTGCCTGATTCTGCCCAAGCACGTTACCGGGGTCTAAGATGTTTGAAAGGATATGTCCTGAGCTTGCCTTACCGCTTATATTCGCTGGGTCTAAAGCATTCCAAAGCGATTGACTAGAGCCATCAATAGCGCCAGACCCACCAAGTAGACCGGATTGGCCGCCTTGATTTCGAGTCTGAGCGCCGCTTAATGCTGCACTACCTACTGCTGGTATCATACTTGCCATTAGATTTCACACTCCATAATCGTTTCTTTTTCCTCAAAACCTAACAGCTTAACCCAACCCTTACGTCCTACGATTCGCATATGCTTGCAGTTGAAATGCTTTTTAGACCATGCTTTCACAGGTTCAAAGGCTGATTTGATGGCTTCGATATCCTGTCCACCGCAAAGAAACAAAAGACAAACCGTAGTCCCGTCTGCGTTTATCTGAATCTGTGTCACCAATGCGAACTTGTTTGGACAGTACCAAAGCTGCATTTGGTTAGTCATTGACTGCGTAGGGGAATTTAATAGGGCTTTATATACCCCTTCAACACTCCAATAATTCTGCGTATCAATGGCCTTTTTAAGCAAGGGAGCGCATTTAGGCCAAAGGCTTTCCACGTCCCAATAAGGAACTTGGAAAATCTGCGGCGCTTTCAATGCCACAACAGACGAATAGGGATTTTGTGCGTTATCGTTCAATTGCGTATCTCATATCCAAAGGTAAGGTCTGCCTGTGCGACAGCACTATGGTTTATCGTTATCTGCCCGCCAAGGATTGAACCTGAAACCGGCACGCTTGTCGGGTCACACCAAATTCCCGTAACAGTCGAAGCATGGGCGGTCTGCGGGGCAAGAAATATCACTGATTGACTTGTAATCAGGTTGTTTTGTAAGGTCGTAGTAGTCCCATTATTCGTGAGCGTCACGGTCCCAATAGAATTACTAGCTCCGTTCATAATGGCATTTATTGCATTGATGATGAATGCAATAGGAGCGGGAGGATTCTGGCTGAGGAAGTTGAGTTTCATGCGTAACCGCTCGGTTGTTCCTCGGTCTCTACACCTAAAGCGTTCGTAAACCCGTTTGCAATGACAAGGCGGTAGCGCTTATAAACAGCGTCGGAACGCTGAGAAATCTTACCCGTTCTCGTTTCAGGCGTTCCAGGACCTATATAGGTCACTGAATCAGTCAGCAGGTTCTGCGTGCCGACATAGCCTTGAATAGTTGGAGCAGTCCCCATGACGATAGGCTTATATTCTGAACTGAAAGACCGTCCGCCGGGATTCGCATTGATGACCTTGGTATCTAGTGTCGCAGTCAATGGAGTTCCGGAGAAATTACCGGAATAGCTTGCAAAAGAACCTGAGGAGCCTATCTGCTGGATGCCAAAGACTCCAACGGTGGGAACACCGCCATTCCAGTAGGGGTCATCCAGGGAAGGGGTTATCAGGTCAAGGTTTGAATTGACAGAATCCAGTTGTTCCATCGTATAAGCTAGGGTAAGAGCGGGGAAGATAATGTCTATGTTCTGTCCAACCATCCCCATTCCCCAGCGCTTATTTATATAGTTGTAGACAATCATCTTGTCACAGACTACAAATCCGCCTTGGAGAGTCATTGAGACTGAGGGATATATCCATTTTATGAGTTTTGTCACGGGGTCGAAACTGCCTCTTACATGAGATAGGTAAGAGGTATTTAGGTCTGCGAGGAACGTAGAATCTACAAGGTCATGGCCGATAGGCTGAACCGTATAGCCATCGGTCATGTAGAAACCGGCACTCGATATAAATGCCCAGCGGTTTTCCTCGATTTGAACAACCGAATTAGGGCAATAGAGCCCTATCTTCTTTTCGTAGTCATCGAATGACCAGACCGTGGGAGCGCCTTGGTAGATTGCTCTGGTTATCCCGGTCTGTTGGAAAGCCAAAGCCATAAAGACGCCGTTAGTCATATGCAGGAGGTCGCCATAGTTGGCATTCAAGTCCTGTACAAAGGCTTGTGCGGCCTGTCCCGCGTTCGTCAGAGGGTCAGGCCAGGAAGCTGGATTTCCTATCGCGCAGCCCCAGATACGGTAAGGTATTAAACCGGCTGTACCGCCTCCATAAGTCCCTCCATTGGTATGCCCCAGGACAATCTGCTGCCCCCACTGAGCAATACACTGAGCTTTAGGAGGAGTTCCGGCGAGGTCTGCAAATGCCGTACCACCTATAGTCATGCTCTGGGGATTGTCTGCAAGGTCTACTGCGTAAACTGTGTTATTCAGAGCGGCGAACTTCCAATAGGTAGCACAGGAATATCCCGCTGCCTTTGAAACGTTGTTTGCGGAAGTCGCGGTTATCTCTACAAGCTGACTTGAGGTTCCTGTATAAGTATGGGGCAAGCCATTTGAATCAATGAAGGAACCAGCACCCAGGAACTGTGAAGGCGTAGCACCGGAAGGGCTTGAGCTTGCGATGGCAAGAGTTCCATTAGTGACGAAATTACCTCCCGTGCCGCTATTGGTATAGAAAGTGGATGCTGGATTCTTTAGATAAAGAAGCGGGCTTGAGCCTGTAGGAGTTTGTCCGGTAGAGCCTAGATTTACAGGGAGGCCGCCAGAGATAAACTTGGCGCGGTTTCCTGAAACGCTGAAATCTATAAAGCTGGTATCGAACCATACTTCGCTTAATGCTCCATTGATTATTCCTATTCCTGGATTCCCTCCTACATCACAAACATTTCCAGTAGTTGCATAATCTATAGTGTCATTTATCACAGTCACTGCATTTGCATCAGAGACATTATTTACATAGAGATTTGTTGCGCCGGTACCAAGATTCCAAGAAATGAGAATATTATACCAAGTGATTCCTGGGGAATAGGTTAGAACTGTAGTCAATGCGAGAATTGTAGTTCCACTTGAATTCCTGCCGATTACACCGAATTTATTCGTAGCAGCATTGCCAAATGAAATATTTAAATGCGCTATACCTCCAGAATTTAAAATGGCTACAATCGGTCCTGCGCCACTACTATCTAATCTAATCCAGAATGATGCACTTCCTGTTTTACCATTAGCTATACCGGTAAGATTAGCCGCTTCACTAAGATAAGTGGTAGAACCGTCAAATTTCACTGCATTAGCCGTATAAGTCCCGACATTAGGCTGCCCAATCGCAGAGAGAGAAATCGAAGGCTGGCTCTCATAGTTAGGACTGGCTTTCGTGGGCAAAGCGTTCTGAATCGTAATAGCCCCTTCGCTCCAATAGTTAGGAGAATCAGGGGACCAATCGCCTAATGGATATTTAGTTGCGGGCTGCATTATAGATGCCCCGTCAAAGTGCCCATGCCAGTCTGGCCAATGTTCTTTTCATAGAGATTCAAGACACAATCTCTCTCCATAGCCTGATAAGATTGAGCCTGTTGTATGTCTTTTATGTAACGCTGGTAAATCATCCTCGTAGCGCGAGTACGGATAAGTTCTTCTGCTGAACTCATCCAGGCATTAGTCAAATTACTGGTTAAATGCCAAACAACTGAACCATCAACCGTGTAGGAATCAAAATCGGTTGACCACATAAGCGTGCTGAGATTCCAGACGGCAGTTCCATCAGTAGTAAGACTTCCTACGATTCGCCCCCACTGAGTTTTATCCGCTACCAGAAGATAGCCTGTAGTTCCGGCGGTCGAACACGTCTGGATATTCCCGTTCCCATCCTGAACCGTGTCATTGACGCTATAAGCCGTGTTTGCAGTATAAGTCTTTGTAGGAGCGGTCTGCGTGGTTCCACCAGTCACACAAGTCTGTATATTCCCATTGGGGTCTTGGATGGTATCGTTCACGCTGAATGAGGTTGCGAAGGCATAGCTTTTAGTCGCTGCGGTCGTCGTCAAAGTAGGAAGTAAGACGTTTCCACGGATATAGAGGGGCAGTCCTGCGGTGGGAGCAGGATAGAGTCTAATCATGCTGTTCCAAAACGCATAAAGCTCGATATAACTCGATTGAAATGTGCTTGTCCAGTTAATCTTATCGAGATATTGGATAGTCGAAGGGTTTACGAAGTATTCTATATTCCCGAGCTTGCTTCTAACATCAGTCACGGCAGCGAAGTTGGGAGGGAGTTTATAATCCCTCTGTCCTGCTATGGTTGTGAGAGTGACCATCGTATCTTCGTTGAACCAGAACCGTTTATTCTGATAGAACGTTATGGCATTGTTTATCTCACGAGTAATCTGGGTGCTCAGGTCGGTCCTGCTCAATTCGTCCGCGATAGCAGTCTGCATATCGCTGAGAGCCATTAGCTGTTATCTTCTTCGATGAAGACTTCCAGGTCTATAACACCACCAGCAGGAACGGCAGAGCCGCCTCCTGAGATAGCTATGAAATCGCTAGTTCCTCTCAAAAGCCATGCTTTCGTAGTGGGGAAATCGTAGGAAACATAAGTATCAGAGCCACCAGTAGTAATAGCCGGCATCGGTATGCGCCCAGCAGCTAAGAGTGTCCCATTACCAGTTCCCTGGGTCGTATAGTTATTCGTTCCTACGGTAGAAACTACACAGGTCGCGCCGGTATCGTTCGTAACATCGAAAGGAACGGCAGTAACGCCAGCAAGTACAGCAGAACCTTTAGTTCCTGCCGTAGACCATCTGGAAATCTGATAAACCATTGCTCCATTAGCCGTAGCCGCACCTTGAATCTTTAGATGTTTAATACGGCCTGTCTTGCTTGCAGAACCCTGAATAAGCACGAAACAGGTAGGAGTTGCTACTGGAGCGAAAGCCGAGATAGCAAAGCCATAAGTAGGTTTAAAACCATCGGTACTGACCAGTTGGGCGTTTAAAATGCCAGTCTGATTACCCGGCGCTGCTACATTCCCTACCCACTGTTTAGCGATAGCATCGTAGGTGACAAGCGCAGCCCCGACGCCGACACTCATATTTTGGTTTGCATCAGCATTAGAACTCATGAATGTCTCCTAAAAGAGCGGTTAGTCACCCCCCGCCCATCTTAATCAAGTGAAGTTAGTCTCGCCCGTCTGCAATTCGATAGCCAGACGCATCGTGCCGTTCACCCAAGTGGAAGCGGCAGTGGTGCATTTAGCTAGAATCGTAGTGAAGCCGGGGTTACCTGCTGAGGTCTGGACTGTATAGGAATACAACAGGCCCGCCGGCACGTTCATATGCTGGTTACCGCCAGCACCAGTATTTGCACTGGTTATGAATCGAGTCGGCGTAGCCGCTTCGCCTACTGCAAGTCGAAGACCTGCTGAGGCACCTGAGTCCAAAGCATCCGTATCGATTACCACATCCATGACCATATATCCGTTAGGGATATTGGTCAGGAGTACGAGGTCATTCGCTGTCAAGGCAGTGGTAAGGGAAATCGAGCCGGTGCAATAGAAGGAAGCACCGACGGAATTACCCGTATTCTGGCTTGCCAGGGAAGCCTGAGAGCTAGTGTAAGTTGCAACCATGACACTTCTCCTTAGTGAGCTGCCGCATACGAAGAGATAATCTGCGTAGCGAAGTCAGCACTGTTGAACACCAGCTTCTTGATACCGAAGATGGACCCCGCAGACACCCCAAGGATGTTGCCGTAATCGAAAAGCTCCTCAACCCAGGTGAATTGTTCTGCACCATCTCCTCGACCGAAACCGATTACCCCGGCCTGAGCGCCAGCGAATACGGCTCTGCGAGTGGAAGCATTGAATGCACCTGACGTAATGGTCTGGGTGCAACGCGCAGCCCTGTGAATCACGGTCTGGTTATAGACACCCAAAGCACCCGTGAAGATAGGGTTGTTCGAGACCTCACCACCCGTCGCAGCCTGTTTCTGAATGTCCAAGAAACCGCCGGTCGTGGTGGACTGTCTCATATCAGTGACCTGTGAAGGGTGCATCAAACACACAAACATATCGGTTCCATCCACTTTGATGGGCCGCATGATTGGATTGCTTGAAATACCCAGGATTGCCCGTTCTACAGCGGTATCAATCAAGGTCACGGTAAAGGTATTGGTGGAACCGAGGTTGGTTTCAGCCGCAACACCAGAAGGCAGAGTGATATAGCCAGAGGTCGGCGCGATAGTGGCATTGTTGCCGGTATATCGCGTGTCAGTCTGGACCGTATTACCGCAGAGCTGGTTGAAGAATGCCGTATCAAAGCGGGCTGCATACCAGTCCTGTAGTCCCAGCCGTGCCTCTTCACGAAGCTCAAAAGGAACTCTCTGCTGGGTCATGCGACCACCTACGTTCACAGCGTTACGGAGCTGGTCAATCAGCAACTTGTCGCTGTAAATCGTCAGGGCCTCTTCCTGCCCCTGCAAGGTACCATCACCCTGCACACCCGTGCCTGAAAGCTGGGTACGGAGGCCGACATTGATGGTATCACCGGCGGATTTCTCGGTATTGTCCAGCATCTGAAGGACCGAGTTGCCTTCTTCGTCAATGAACTTCCCGAACCAAGTCTGCTGGATGGCCTGCACGGCAAGCTGCTTTGCATACAGCTTTACGCACAGCGGGTCGTTCACTGTAAAGTTAGTCTGAGCCATTGTGGCGTCTCCTGTTAATAAATAAATGCCCGAAGGCGGTTACTCATTAACGACGAGAAGCCGAACAGCCCTTTAACGGAAGGGAGACCGAGGTGCTATTTGCCCCATAGCTGGGTTATGCCAAATATAGACTAAATCTAAATGGGGTTCAACCCCGCATGGCCTTTTTCCAATCCCGTTCCCAGGCTTTTACACTCTCAGGGTCCAAAGGATTCACTTTGCGGGTAGCCAAATCTTGGGGGGTGATTTCGCCCTTTGGAGCGGCACCACCATTTAAACCACCAGAGGCAGCCTGCCCGGCGGCTATTTTCTCAAGAGCAGCAGTCGTTTTATCCACCGCTGGAGCGGGAGCAGCCGTCTTATATCCCCTGGCCTTGGCATAGCTAAAGACCAATTCAGCCGGGTTCGTAGGGATACCCTGCATAGTTCTTAGAGCAGCGGCTTGGATAATCTGGGCTCTATCAGATAAGACTGCCTGCTGTCTTTCAGCCTCAGTTAGCCAAGGAAGGGTAGCCTGCAATTCAGCATCCCTAGCGGCAGAAGCGAATTTAAGGGCTTCATCAAAGTCAGGATTGGTTTTCTTGAACTCAGCCTCTTGGGTAGAATTCCAAGACAGGATTTGCTGGGTCTGAGCATTGGCTTGGGCTAATTGTTCATTTTTCTGCTTATATTCCTTGAACTCTTTAGCCGCCTGCTTTGTTTCAATCCATTCCTGATACTGCTTATATTCGGCAGGCTGGGTATTTTGGTCATAGGGATTCTGTTCAGCAGGAGCCTGTTGGGGCTTCAACTGCTGTAAAAGAGGTTCGACCTGCTCTAGACGCTGCTTTAGGCTTGCAAGTTCCTGTTTTGTAAGTTTGCCTTCATTACGTGCTTCTTGAAGGGCTTCCAAGGGAACCGCGCCAAGGTCTGCGAGGAGTTTCTGCCGCGCCTTAGTAGCATCGGCATTTGCCTTGGCTATCTCTTCCGGAGTTTTCGTTTCAGATTCGTTGGTTACAGCTTGTTTTTCAGGCTGTTTCTCAACTGAGGTTTCATGTGGAACCTCGTTATTGCCCTTTACAGGCTGTTCCGGAGCAGCAGGCAGTCCTTCCTTAAGGCTTTCGGCCACAACGGTACCGCCGGAACTAAAGAACTCGGATTCGGCCTTACTAAGCTGGGGAGTGGGCATTTACGGTTTCTCCGGTTTGGGTTGCATCGCTGTCTGTAAAGCTATATGGCCCTGTTGAGTCTTTTGCTCTGCCTGAGCCAATTGGTGTGGTGCTAGAGCAGCTTGGGTATGAGCTTGGACTGTTTGTGCATGAGCCGAATGAATATCGGCTACAGCCCCAGCAACCCCCGCTATAGCCTTGGCTTGATGGGCGGGTTGTTCGGCTCTGACCTGTTCAATCTTAGCCTGAGCAGTCGCCAATTCAGCCGCAGCTCTAATCTTCTCCGTCTGCTGTTCAGTCTGAGCAATGACCATATCCTGTTGTCCCTGAACCTGTAGATTCTGCGCCTGGGCACCTTTCAACTGAGCATTGGCCTGCGTTTCCTGAACCTTGGCTTGTAACATCGGATTAGGTGGCGGGGGCTGGGAAGCCATCTGTTGACTCATTTGCTTGAGTTTCTGGACCAAAGCAGCAGGGAAAGGTGCATAGTCCATGAATAGCATCATGGCTTGCGGAGGCATAGACCCAGGAGGAAGAGTCTCAGTCACTTTTATGAAGTTATCCCATACACGTTGTTTTACGTCTGGAGCAGTAGGAGCTTCATCCACAATCACATCGTATTCACTTGTCATATCGCTATAGGCCAAAGGCACATATTGAGCGCCTTCCGGTCCTGCAACTCTTACTAAACGGCCTTCGGGGATGAATTTCTTAATCATCATCAAGAGAGTACGTCCAGACCGCTTACGATAGAGTCTGAGAGCATCGAACAGATAGCTGAGCATATTGAGCCCAGCCTGTTTACGGCCTTCCTCCATGACTCCAGAGGGGTCTAAAGCTTGTGATAGACCCATTACTTCGGGGTTTACGCCGCCAGTATTCTTAATGCCTTCTCTAGCCATCTGCATGAGAGTGAAGATTTGAGCCGGAGGAGAGCTAGATGGGCGTGGGAGTATTTTCTGCCCGACTATAGCGCCTTCAGTAACAAACACATTCTTTGAAGGGTCGGCCCAATCCTCTTCGGCCTGTCGTTGGTCTACAAAAGCATCAGGTTCAACTAACAGACCGCCCTTACCGCTAGTCGCAAGAGTCTCTAGGGACGAACTGAAAAACTTATTTTCCCATTTCTGGGGGTCTTTCATTCCCCTGACTATTCCATACCAGCAATGCTCTTTGCGGTCATATTTCGCCGTAATGGCTTCGTAGGTAAAGGAATAACCTGTAGGCGTTTCCTTGGTCTCAAGTTCTTCTTCGCCGGAAAAGTACATCCGATAGTAACAACGGCGCTTCTGTTTCAAAGGCTTAATGTGCCTGAGAATGTCTTTAACCTTATTCCATTGGTCTGAATCAAGGGTAATCAGGCCATTGGAATCAGGTGTGAGGTCTTTCGGCTCAAGCAAAGGCTCGTCTTCAAGGGGAGCATTAGCTGTTGCAGCTTGTTCCATGCTATAGCCATGGATAATCAAATATCCAAGCTGAGGCGGGATGAGTTTCGCGGGGATACGATAGACCGGTTTGTGTTCCCACCATTGGAAGTCATGTATCAAGACCTTATCGAGGTATTCATGGTCGTTTCGCCCGTCAGCGCCAGAGTCTGAGATATAGAATGCAGCAGCGATAACGTCTACCGGCGCATTGCTATCCCTGGATTGCCCAGCAGATTTAAACTGCCTATCGGGCCACAGTTCTTTAGCATCTTCCCTATCGTAAATCTTGGTACGACATATCCACTTCGCATCGGCATAATTCTTCTTATGAGCTAGAGGGTCTACATCCATTTCCAAGGGATTGACCTTGCATATTTCTATACGACCGTCTAAATCCTGGTCGTAGTCAATTTCGGTATCTGTCCATCCTTCACCACAAACAGTAGCATCGTAGAACGCAGCCGATTCCTCATGCTCTGCATCGCATTCCTCACGTATCCATTCCGCAGCACCCGTAAGGACTTCGTTTACACCCGCAGAGCCTACATGCCTGGGCAGATAACTTACTTCCTGGCGGTTAGCTACTTCATGCCCTGCGATAGCATCGGCAATAGGCCCAATCTCGTTAAACGTCACGTAGGGACGAGTAGAGTTCTCCATGACAGATTTGTCTTCTGGAGACCACTGATGACCGGCGACAAACTCAAAGCTCTCCCTAGCCTCTTTACGCCAATCCTTACGTGAGGATACGGCTTGCGAGAGGCAATTCAGCGCTTTGGTTATCGTCATTTCACTCATGCTGACATGAAGCTCTTATTGGTTCGGGTGCGTCTTGCTCTGTAACCATCATCATTAGCTGGTTTTGTCATTGTATAAGCTTGGGCAAACTGTCGTAAAGCATCGCTACCATGTGAAGCCCAATTGTGGATAGGCAGGCGGCTATAGACATTCTTTTCCTCATCGTATTCCCAAGCATAGTTTGATAGCGCGGCTATACCATCCTTGCATCGCTGCTCATCAAACCAACAGGTCGGGAATGCCCGGCGCATGGATTCAATGCCTTCTTCTAACACTCTTACACGTTCCACAACTTTGATGGGTTTAATATCAGCATCTAGAAGTTGGCGGTAACGTGTTTTAGGCATTCCAAGTATCTGAGCCTCCACATCGTGCGGGAGATAATGCCTCTGATACATATAGCGTTCGCGGCGCTTATTGTCTTCTTTGGTGACTTTGAGACGCTGCATATCGCTCTCAGGGACCATCCCCTTTACTACTCGGATATAGTCTTCAAGTTCTAAACCGCGATTCTCGTAGTAATCAATAAAGCGGTTCTGCGGGCCTATGCCTTGATGCCACCAAATAGCGGTAGCGTCATTCTTGCCCAAGTCCCAGAAGGTATTTACCAAGACTGAGTTTTCTACCGGGATAGCGCAGATACGGCCCGCATGCCTAGCATCATTAATCTGCTTGGCATAGATAGCGCCTTCAGCGATGGTCTTAAGCTCCCCCTCCCATACATGGAGATATGACTCAAGGTTAGTTGCCTTAAGCCGCTCCATCTCAAACCGCATCTCATCGGTAAAGAATGGGTTATCACGCCAAGATACTTTCTTGACTATCGCATTTGGCGGAGGGTCTTTTATGAAACGTTGATAAGTAGCATCAAATTCTAGGCGTGGATTGAAGGTAATCCATATCTCAGAGCCCTTCTTACGGATAGTCGGTATAAGGATTTCCCATGAGCTATCAGAAACAGCGTTAGCCTCCTCAATCCAGCATATATCCGTATTCTCGAAGGACTTGATATTCTCTACCGTATTATCCTTGAGCCCTTCAAATATGAAGCGGGAACCGTTCTTACCGCGTATCTCATTGGTCAGGACTTCGTAGTGATAACCAAGCCCAAGTTGCTCAATCTGTGTTTTGAGCAGGTTATAGACGGATTCCTTAATGGATTTCTGTACTTCACGAGCGCATAAGACCTGTAAAGGTTTCTGCCATGCCATTTCAAGCAATACACGGGCGAAGTTCCAAGACTTGGCCCCACCCCTACCGCCATAATAGATTTTGTAACGAGCAGGCTTAAGCAAGTCGCCAAATATACGAGGTATCTCTGTGTTTATCTCATCCAACGAGCTTAATGGTGCGCTCTATCTGAATAGGCCCACCCTCCTCGCCGGTCAATGTGGTCTTGGCTAAATCAGGCATGGTCTTACCTAATAGAATCTTAGCTGCATCTATCTGACTGCGAGTCAGTTGCAAATCCCCAAGCATATGTTCCTGCAAGCGTTTTACTATCAATCCTGTCTGGATTGCAGATTTAACTTTATCGGCTTGTCTAGTTGTAATACGGGCTGCCATTTAAATGGGCCTCGCTAATTCCCAAGGACTATCATCGATATAAATATGCGCAGGAGCATGGCCTTTCTGCTGCATAGTTGGAATCTTGTCTTTATCCTCACAATAAATCACTTCGTAGAATCCTTCCTCGGCTACCGGGCGATTGGATTTGTGTCTCCGAGTAAGGATAAATACATTATGGCCTCGGCTCCTAGCTATATGCGTAAAGATGACCCATAACTCAGGGTCTGCCAAAAATGTACCGTCATAATCTAAAGCAATTCTAAGCTTATCCATCAATAATCCGGCTGCCTACCTGGAGTCCCGGCGACTTTATCCGCCTGATAGCCTAGTTTATCGTTAGCTTTGCGCTTGGATACGGTCTTGCTGAAATGCTTGCCCTTATCGGCTTCCATGAACTCTCTACCTACGGACTGAGAGATTCCAAGGCGCTTAGAAGCTGGCGGGTTGGTCGCTACCATAGCCATCAGGTTATGTTGCGCTTTAGACTTGCTGGGCATTTAGAGCCTCCAAATGTTCAGAATCTGAAGCAATATCGGGAGGGGTGAATTTCTCCCACGTAATCTTGGTCTTGGATTTATCTGCGCGTCCGAAACCCTGTCGGGCATATTCACCGGAAAGGTTATCCAATTCCTGTCCTGAAACCAATACAGTCACATTGGCATCAATCTTGGCCTTATGTTCCTCACAACAAGCACGGAATTTGGTCTTTACATGCGTCTGAGTCTTAATCAAGTGTTTGGGATTGATGGGGTCCGGGTCATCACGTAACCCATAAAGATGGATTGTCGGAACCCATGCAGCTTCATTCTGGCAGTATTCGTAATCCTTGATTTTGTCACCATTCAAGGCTTCTTTGATGAAACTGCGGATAGGGACGGTGCAGTTATGCTCAAATGTTTCACGTGGAACATTTAGGGCATCTTTAAGGGCATTGGCTGAACCGGCCTGAACAATAGGAGAAGTAGCAGAAGGCATGTCAACCTTTGTGCGCTTCGTATATTTGCGCTTTGGCTTAGATGTTGCGATATGTTCTTCAGGTGTGGACATGATTTCTCCTAATGATTACCGACTGATTTAAGCTCTAGTTTAGGCTGTAGAATCATCATCACATCTTCTTCGCGGATGACGACGAATTCATATTCTTTGGTGAATCCGAATGAATCACCCTTGAAATGCGTAGCGGCGAAACGCCCGAAGATAAGCTCTACTCCTGGAATGATTCTTGAATCAACCACATTCGGACCCACTGCAACGACAGTTCCTCTATCGCTTTCCTTGTTATCCCATCTGGGGATGAAGATACCCCCCTCGGTAATGTTTTCAGGGGTGGCATTCAATATGATTCTATCGCCGGTCGCTCGATGGTCAAATTTCAAGAGAATCTATCCTCCTGACGTTCAAAGATTGCTTTAGCTCTGTTTAAACTAATATGATCCTTGGCTAGTTTCCTGCCTTGCGCCCATATTCCATTCCGTTCATCCCCGCCATAGGGACATGGGATATTCGGTCCATTGAACCGATAGCTCTCATGCCCTTCTCGTAAAACCCTTAATTGGGTCTTACGGGAGAATCTACAGATACCGCTCAACGCTTGGGATTGACGTTAGAGCCTTTACCTGCATCACCGAATTTACGTCCGAGTTCACCATCGGCACCCTGCACGTCTTTGTAAGTGCGGTTTACTTTGCCTGTCTTGATTGACGGGCCGGTATCGCCGGTATTCGTGGCACCTACATCCGCAGATTCCTGCGAACCGGAGGCTTTGAATGGATTAGGATTAAACGGATGCACGGTACGCTGGACTGGTTTTTCTACAGTCGCACCGATACGGGGTTCGCTGCCGGAACGCGCTGAACGGACTTTACCGCCACCGGGGGCGGGGGAAATACTCTGGGCCTTCATGGTTTACTCCTGGTCTTACGGGGATTGAGCGGGGTGGATTTATGAGACGAAGCGGGAATCTGGTCGCCGGAAAACTGCTGTGATAGTTTTCGCGCCATTCTAGGCAAGCGTTTGATGTTCTTTGCGAAGCTCATCAAGAAATCCTTTAAGGTCTTCTTTGACCTTAGTTATCACATCGGTCCATTCTCGACGGACCGTGCTCCGATATAGTCTAGCACAAGGATACCAATCTGTTATGTCGCTTTCAAGCCCCCACCGCCAGTCAGGATTTGGAGGTAGAAGTATCCAGGTCGGGATTCCCTGAGCAGCGGAAATATGCATAGGTCCCGTATCACAGCCTATGACCAAATCCGCTTCCCCTAAGAGTTTTGCGGACTGGAGAATATCGCCTTTTACCTGTTCAATAGGCAATTTAGATTGCTCGATTTGTAAGGGTATTTGTTTTTCTGGGTGGCAGGTAAACCAATAAACCTCAGGGAAAGACTCAATCAGAGGCCGGAAGGCTTCCAAGGGTATTGACCGCTGTTTGTCGTTATTGTGTTCTGGGTTTCCTTGCCAGAATAGGGCTATTGCAGGTCTTTTCTTGGGTTCGATGGTCGAAAGCTCAAGATAGGGTTCTTTAGGAGCGTCTTTAGGACAGGGCATTCCCAAAACAACCGGCAGAGACATTAGGGGCAGCCAAGCTGTGAAATCTCGGGTCAAAATCCGCTCATCAATCCAAGGCACTACTTCATCAGGTCCTTCAAGTTCCTGGATTAGCTGTATCCAGCTCTTTTGAGTCTCGACAATCAGCTTTTTACAATGCTTCTTTGCTTCTTTGAAATATCGACCGAAATGGATAATATCCCCCATCCCCTGTTCGCCACAGATATAGAGCGTATCAGTTTCTTCGCCTTTCCAAATTGGCCTTTCAATGAAGCGATTGAATTCTATGTGTTTGGTATCCTGCCATCTTTTCTCATACCATTCCCAGCCCTTTGTATAATCTCCCTTAATGAAATAGAGGATTCCAAGATTCAAAGCCATTTGAGGGTCTTTGGACATTTCATAGGCTTTCAGATATTGCTTTTCTGATTTATCGAATTCCCCCCAAGCGAAATAGATATTACCCAGATTCCCATGAGGAGCGGCATAGTCTGGTCTCTTTTCTGCTGCTTCCAGAAAATCCTTTTCGGATTTATGGAATTCATTTAGAGCATAGTAAGCATTCCCTCTAGAGACATAAAAGGCCGCTTGAGCATGAGGGGAATCGTCTATTAAGGCTTCAGCGCGGGAAAGGTATCGGAGAGCTTCTCGGGGCCGTTTTCTAAATGTCGAGCAATCCGCCATTGAAATCCAAGCGGGATAAAACGTATTATCTAAAGCCATCGCCTGTTTATAACAAGGGAAAGCTCTGTCCGCTCTACCAAGAGAAATAAAGGTCTCACCAAGATAGACCCATATCATCTTATCGTTTGGAACGAGTTTTAATGCTTCCTGGTAGAGGTCTCTAGCGGCAGGATATTCCCTAGCTTCTCTATGTTTATGCGCCAGAGACAGAATAGCATTCGCATTGACGGTGCGGGCGGAAATAAGCTGAGTTATGAAATTCCAGTCTGGCTTAAACTTCATTGACCATATTTAGCCATAAGCAAAGCCCCCAATCAAGGGGGCGAATGGAAGAGCTTATCCAGCCAACAGAGATAAGGACTTACTGAAAGAGGTTTAATTACTTTGGAGCGATATTTATTTCTCTTTAAGGGATATGGCATTTCTGCCATGGCATAACTACTGCATATTGTACTCACAATCGGCACCATTGAATGAGTTGTGAAATAGCCCATTTGATTATAGGGATTTTGCATTCCCTGCGCCTGCTGCATCATTCCTAACTGAGCATGACCCCTGCCTCCTAAGGCATTGGGGCCGTCTAAGTCACCACTTAGACCATACATGCCCTTAGAGCATGGACCGCCACTCATTAGGAAGCCTTATCAAATAGCTTTACATCGGAAGTCTCACCTTCGGTAAACGAAAGCATATCGGCAGGCTTAAAGCCATAACGTCCAGCAATAATCTTATCAGGGAACTGCCCCACGCGGATATTATAGATATTCGCGGAAGCATTGTAACTATCCCTAGAAGATGCAATCTGGTCTTCGAGTGAAGTCACGCGCTCCATCAATTCATTTACCTGCTCATCTGCTTTTAGATTCGGATAGTTTTCTACCGTGGCAAAAACAGCACCGATAGCTGCATGGAGAGTGCTTTCTGCGGAAGCAACCTGAGAAGGATTAGAGGCTTTTTGAATTCCAGCCCGGGCAGCCATTACATCTTTCAGGGTTCCATTTTCATGCCCCATATATCGCTCGCAGCAAGAGACGAGCTTAGGTAGTTCATCATGCCGCTGCTTCATCAAGAGCTGAATATCAGCGCCATTTTTCTTGATATTGTTCGAGAGAGAAACGAAGTTATTATAAATTCTTACCCCATATATAGCGAAATGAAACACAATCCATCCCAACACTAAAACAATACCGCCTAATACGGCGAGAGCTATCATGTTAAAATCTCCTTGGGTTATGCGAATATCTTGAGTTTCAGTCTTGTGATTCTTCCCACTTGAGCATCATCAGCCCCGGGAATCTTGGATTTGGTTTTGCAGGTAGGGCATTCAAATTCCAATCCGCCATGATAGAACCAAAGTTGTTCAAATTCGCTGATTTGGTCGTAAGCCTGCGGCAGTAAATAGAACAATCTCGCCCGGATGCGGTCCAGTTCAGTCTTATAGGGTAATCTCGCTACCACTTCCCCACCGGGTTCGTTACCGAGGCAAAGCAACGCTTCGCCAGTTTGCTCGGAGTTTCGGCTATCGAGGAAGAATTGGAGGGTGCGGGCTTCTTGGTTAATCATTTAGCTTCCTTTGGGCGGTTTGGGTTTGTTACGGCTTCCAAAGGGTCTGCCGCGCTTGCGCTTTAATACAATCTCTACGCTTTCAACGGGCGATAGGTTACTTATGTCTTTGGATGGCTCACTAGTGACTTTAGAATCAGGAATGGCAAATACTGATTTAGCTCCATCCATTACCTTTTCAATCTCGACCTGGGTCTCGCTTTCGGTCATCACGGTTGTTTTGTGCATCTTGGCCTCTCTCTCAGCGGTGAGTTTTGCCACGAAGGCATCATATTCGGGACTTGGGTATTTCATTCATTTACCCACCATGAAAACATGGAAAGTAGCAAACAGACACTAGCTCCAATAAGATGCATTGCAATTGTAAGATGCATTCTCTGCGTAAAGCATCAAAGATAGCCTCACATAACTGGCACGGGTCAACTTCTATATGCGCCATATCTATCTCCTATATCTCTCGGGAGGGCCGGGGGAAGAGTTTTAAGATTCTCTTACCAGCCTCGCGTTTACCGTCAGCCTCGCCATATCCACGCTGAGAATCGCCTGCGGGTCTAGACCTATATGGCGTCCTAAGCAGGCTCTTTGCGAGTTTCAATATTTTCCGCTCTCGGGAGGTCATTAAGAGGCTTCCGAGCTAAACACTAATCATCTTGTCCAAACACTCTAGAGCTTTCTCTCTGAGATATTGGAGGTCTTCGGGGAGAGCTTTCTTGTAGGCGTCGGCGTAGGCGTCGGCGGCGGAGGCGGCGGAGGCGGAGGCGGCGTTGGCGGCGGCGGCGGCGTAGGCGGCGGCGTCGGCGGCGGCGGCGGCGTCGGCGGAGGCGTGGGCGTAGGCGGCGTTGGCGGCGTCGGCGGCGGAGGCGGCGTTGGCGGCGGCGGCTTTTCTAACTTCCGCCGCTACCTTTTGCGCCGCACTTGCTATCTCCCTATCCACTATGGGAGAGCAAGCTTCGAGCTTTTCAGCCCATTCCACATTGCCAAGAATCCGCATCCACTTAGGAGCAAACACTCGCACGGCATAATCCGCCGCGATATAGGAGCGCTGTTTCTCTACTTCAATAGAGGCAACAGTTCCCACAAGCTTAGGCGCGAAAGGCTTAAGCATATCCCGATGCTCTCTAAAGAGCTTGGAATCATTCAGCCGGATGCAGTATCCAGCCAAGAGCGGGGAAGTGCATGCCGGGTGGTCGCTTGAACCGTCTCCCCCGGTTAACCAATGCACGGATTGGAGGAGGCAAGCATCTACACCGCCGTTAATTCCCTTACCCTTACCTTCCCTAAGATGGAAGTTAGCGCCCATAAGACGCTCTAGGCGGGATTGCTGTATCTGATATTCAGTCATTTAATTACTCCCTGTTTGTCAGCTTCAATATCCTAAGGGTGGTCATTGGGGGCTCTCGGGGAAGGCTTGCGGGGACTGGTATTGCCGATTCCTTTCACGGTTTCGGCGGTCGGTTTCATCCGCTTCCTTTTGCATCGCGTGGAGGATTGCATGAACGCGGGTTAGACCCATTCCACGCACGGCCCATACAAAGTCTTTTTCGGAGCGGCTCATATTCGCAAAGTCGTGAATATTCATCGGCTACTCTCCTAGGTTATAACGACGTATACGGGCTCTCAGGAAGGGCAAACTGACCCCTAGCCGAGTAGCGGCTTCGCCCTTATAGCCCCCTGAGCGGTCTATAGCGGCCTGTATGAGGCGTTTCTCTAGCCTCTGTACGGCGGTCCAGAAAGGGCCGGTCATTTCTACCTGTTTGCTTCGAGCCATTAAACGAGTCTATATCAGGGTTCCGGGGAAGTCAAGAAAATATTTCTCCTATGGGGCTTGCATAGTGAAATAGTATTTGCTATGCTTAATCCCAGATAGAGCGATTCACGGCGCGCCTCGGCCAGTCAGGGGCGGAGAAGGAAAATGAAGGGAATGAACAAAGGATTCAACAAGCTCACCCCCTATGCTGGCGCGGTGCTTTCGGATGCCATTCCTGGCGTCAAGTTCGACACGCTGGCCGCCTACCAGACTACTGGGATCGTCTGTGTGACGCTCTCGGATAGCTCTAACGATAACCGTGGCGGCGAGACCTTCTATATGGACAAGGCCGAAGCCCTAGCCTTTGCCGCTCACCTTAAGAGCATCGCTGAACTTATCTAAGCCTTGACCATCGTCCCTTGGCAACAGGGGGCTTTGGTGAGGGATAGTACACAGAGCAGGGGCAAAGGCCCATAAACCTAAACCGGAGAAAGCACATGAAAAGCTATATCGTCCGCGCCCACACCGATTCAGGCGTTCTCTATATGGGCTTCGGCTATGACCTGAGCGGCAAAGGTCGCCGGGGAATCCGCTGGTTCCCCGAGCAGGAGGATTCGGCAATGTATACGAATGCCGAGAGCGCCCAGCAGGCCCTGAATGACTGCATGGATAAGGGCCATATGCCCCATGCTTTCCGCGACCAGGATATTCAGGAAATAGACGCCTAACTCCCCCTATAGAGATTCATAGAGATACTAAGGAGCAGAATATGAACTTCATCAACCAGCGCATTTTCGTAAATGGCAACTTCTTTGCTCACTGCATTACTGTAAATGAGCTTATCGAAGCCACCGAAGCCGCTTTTGAGCGTGCTATTCAACTCGGATTAGACCCGGATGAAGTTGTCACATTTTCCGCCTAATCCCTTATAGCGCCCCATAATCCCAAGAAAGAGAGATAAGAGAGTTGGGCTATCAGAGTGAGTGCTTAGTGAGAGAAGAAGCGGCATGTTACAAGTTACTGAGGAGTATTTGAGATGGAAGATTTTTTGCAAGCCTTTACCGAATGGTACGATGCCAAGCACGCACTTACCCGCGCCTATTCCTCATGCGATAGTTCCCCGGATTATTTTTCCCGGAGAGAAGCAGAACGAGAAGAAACAGCCCGCATTAAACTCGGTGTTCAATTAGAAAAGCTGATTGATGACCGGATAGAAGCTGCTACTGGCTCTCGCCCCTAATCCCCCTTAGGAGATAACCCCTAAGAGCTATTGCCAAAGCCCGAGGGGAAGAAGGGAAGTAGAGAGGGAATCATGCTTATAAGAGAGCTAGAGCGGCAGTAGTAAGTTATAACCAGTTCGTTTAGAGGAGCGCATGTTGTGAAATGTACCAAGACCGGCCATGATTGCTATTGCGATTGGGCTCCTGATTTCAGGCGGTGCCCGCTAAGGCGTTCACTATGGGATAAGCTCAAAACGTTATTTCACAGCGTGAGATATGCGTTTGCTCATTTCAATGATTAACGCGCCTCCCTCCTATTAGCCACCTCGCGGCATAGCTCCTGAGTAGGTAAAACCCTTATCGTATCCCACGTCTCATCCCCTATGGATTGGTCTAACCTGAATCTCATAGGACCCTCACAGATAATCCTGTAGCGTCCTGAGTAGTAAATACCGTTACGGGGAGTCCAAACCATTAGGCTTACGGCATGGGCCAGAGAGAAACATCTACTTTGTATTCGCGCGGTGCGCCGCGTTTCTGTTCATATATCCATTCCACGCGCGGGTCATTGTCTTTAACCCCAAGACGGTCTGCGATGCCATCACGTAGAGCCTTGAATCCGCTTTGTAGGTTGTCTGTGTCCAGTTCGCGCGGGGCAATCCGTACCAAAACAACCTGACACGGCAACGGGAACTTAGGGATGATTATAGCAGCTTTGCGATGCGCTTTACTTCGCTTGGCTCTAACGGCCCAATGCTCACGTTTGTTTGCTACTGATTCAATCTTGAGTGGGAGAGTTACAAATATCATTCGTTCCCTACCGGCATTTCGTTCCACTGAGTAGGAGTAAACCAAGTCCGCGAGTGGCACTTTGGACAACGGACATGCATCAATGGTTCAAACGGATGCATATTCCTATTCATTTTAAAGTTTGGTTCGCCGCCGGTCCCGCTATTGGCTACCCATGAATGCTCACACACTTCAGGGTCTACTTCGGGTTCTTTGTATTCAGCCATTTTCATTTATCGCCCTCCACCTTGATAATCCCATCGGCCAGTCTGCGGTTAGTGGTCTTCACGAAAGCACGCCAGAAGAAGTATTGCTTGTCTTCGTCCGTATACTCGCTGGGAGTACGTCCATCCAAAATGGAGTGACACGAACTACACCCATCAACGGAATATATATCGCTTGCCTTAATGCCTGCACCTTTACCGATAAAGTCGTAGTTCCCGTGACAACAAACTGTAGTTTCAGTGCCATAGCTACACCCATGAAAGTTTAAGGTACACACTTGGCCGCGTGAGCTATCCATTAGCTTCTTACTGCGGATATAGAAATACTTTTGGATAATCGGGCGATATTCTTCTACCTGCCGGGTGGTTTGTTTTTTCACCGCTTAGTCAGCTGGTGAAATGTCGAAATAATATTGCTTGCCAAGTTCAAACTGAGCATTGGCCGCCGGATTGTCGCAAGTCATCTTGAACGTGCCGCTCGGTGTAGCTTTCGCAAAACGCTTATCCTCGGGGATTGTTTCGTCATACTGGGCAGTAAACGTAAGTTCGCGGGACTGTTCGCTATAACCAGTCTGAATGCCGGTGAACTTGAATTTTGCACGGACCATAACTTTCTCCTGTTGTTTACGATATTCTAAAACTCTATCTAGCATTTTAGCTGCGGCCTTTCTGCCATCTTCTTCCATTTGCGCCCATGACTTTGGACCTGGACCCAGCGGCACAAACCACATTGGGCCATAATGGTCATTGAAATATTTGGGAGGTTCGCCACTCATATTACTGCCTCCGGTTACTCGCCCTTGAGAGAATCAGGTAAATCATGGTTCGGCGGGGGAATCACAATTCCTAGCGTTGCGGCTTTGCTTATCACTGATTCCAGAAACTCTGAGAATCGCGCCTTAACCTGTTTGCTTGAGCGTTCGCGGGGCCTGAGTTTCTTTCGCCCCAAAACTTCCCGTTCCTCCCACCCGAAAAACTCGCCTAAAAAATAGTCGTGAAGCTCGTTAACATCGTTCCCAGTTTCCTGTGCAATCATAGCATAAACGACACCCCAAAGGTATCTGTTTTGCTGGTCGGTACGCTTAGGTTTCCATCGTTGTACTATAATCTCTACAGGCAAATCGTCACCGTCTAAATGCAAATTCCCGAGAGACTCCCAAGCCTTACTAATTTGGTCGCCACTGCGGCAAATGCGCGCAAATATCGGATGCTCAATCATGGCTTTCCTTCGGTAGTCGCGCTATCACGGCAGAAACATACGCATCAGAGTTGATTTCTGTATCCGACATTTGGCTTTCGTGAGGAAGTCCCCAATGGAAGCAAGCAACCGAACGCCGCCATGAGGTTGTATTGGTTCGGCAGTACAATAGGAACGCCAACCCATCCTTAATGTTTCGCTGATTATCTCGTGTGAGTTCCTCGCGCGTAACACCTGGGTCAAATATTCTCGCCGTGGCTCTCTTAATCTGACTGCACCCCCTACTCCATCCGTTGATTTTATTCTGACAATACGAAGATTCCTGGCCGATGATTGCCGAAAGGGTAAGACCGAGCCCATATGGATTACCTACCTTAAAAGCCTCTTCGGCCCAATAGACTTGAGTGGTGGATAGCGCGGCTGAAAATAGCAGCGCGGTTATCATCTACACGCCAGCCCGATTAAAATACCCAGGAACAGCCACAAAGCAGCGTTACCGATGCGCTCTTTGAGAGAGTCTAGTTTTTCGCGGCGGTCTATCTCAGCGTATCCAAGGTTATGCGAGGTGTTCATTTCGGCCTCCAAGTGACTTCGGGTTTCTTTCGTAATCCCATCCTGGCTTCGCCCTGTACCGCGTGAATATCTTTAATTGTAGTCAATCTGCGACGGACTTCCTGCAAATCCCATTCCTCGTAACCCTTCAAACCGTCCATCATGGCCCAATACTCGCTTGCGGTCTGGCCTGGGAATCTGCTTACCCACCACGCCATAGTCTTGTTATGGGTAGCCATAAGACCGCTAGAACGCATATCGGCCTCTGCCCTATGGGACGTGGAGGGGTCATTAGCATGGCTCGCAGGGGTTCGTATGTCGAAACTGGCCTTTGGCCCTAGGTTGAAGGATTCCTGGTGCATCTTAGGCTCCTATCATGATTTTAGGTTTTCCATGTTCAGACCACCACCATAAAGGGAACCCAATAATGGCGGCCCAAAACATCTGCCACCAAAAGCTATTGGTTCTAGCCATGCATTCTCCCACAAGAAATCCACCCTGATAAAATAGAAAAGCACGCCAATTCATGTTATCTCCTTATGAGAGATTGGATTTCGGATAAGCCACAGGTACAAACCTCAAGTCTCCCTTCCCCTTCCTCGTTATATTTATAGCACCCGTTAATATGCTGCATCCATTTTTCCTCTCTGACCCACTCCACAATACGCTTGATGTCGGGGATTGCTTCATGGGCAGCATGAGCAAGTTCCATATGAAGCCGTGCATTACTTGAAATAGCAGGTACCTTCCCAGCAGCTTCCAGCATTTCATTTATCTTGGTCATTAGCGTAAGTCCTTGCGTTCAAGAGCGGTGTTAGGTTTCATTGGTGCTTCGCTTCCAGTCGTTTCCTGAGTGCGGGTGGTAAAAGCTCTTGAGCGTGTTTCAGTCCTTCGGGTGTAGGGGAGGGGGTATCAAGGTAACTTGGGCGCTTGGAGGCTTGCGGGGTGGATATACGCGTTCCCAATGTATTCCAGTTCCCAGTTAGGGCTGTGATACTCGGGTTCCCTAGCTTGGCCCACTTCGCTTTATACGCGCCCCATTTAGCCTTTAGCTCTTGCGGGGTGGCTCCGATTTCACGAAGCTCCTTAAGGCCACGGTTGATTCTGCCTCTCTCGCTAGAGGTCAGGACCGGCCTAGGGTTGTTATAGGCAAGCATTACCCAGGCTTCGTAGAGAAGGTCTTGTTTCACTTTGGTTCGCTCACAATGGCGCTAATGGGTTTGTTCGCCATAAATACTATTAAATCCTCCTGCGCCCGGTGAAGTTGCTCATTAGTGATTGCATGCAAAACTGGCTTAATAATTTCGCGGGCTTCTTTATATTCTGCTTCTAGTTTTTTTATCCGCTCAATAAGCAATTCTATTTCTTTCTTTGTGCGGCCATCCATAGGATTTAAAACATACTCACCATCCATAACAAACGCTACGCAGCAAGGGCAGTAATAGTAGTTTTCTATACCGCCGCAACCGTCTTTGCAGGATGGGCATCCTTGTTTATTAGCTTTCATGTTTCACCTTTAATTAGTGCTGGTTACCGGCGGTCCAGCGCCCCTTTAAGTAGGGCGGGTTATCTCTAGGTCTCTAGCGGTCGTTACCACTCCTAGAATGCCGGTACGGAGCAACATTTTTTAAGGACGTTCGACCAGCAACAGCACTTACGAACCTCAATTATCAAAACGGTGTTCTTCGCCCAAAACAGGAATTGCCTTCCGCTTTTTACCCTCTGGCAAAAAGCCAGTTCCGCGCAGATTGAATGTCCGCATCAAAGTAAGTTCCACCTTAGCGGAATCCACAATGACGGATGCAACCTGAGCAATCGCTTGGGCGCGGTCAACTTCCATCGGGTTTTCTTTATCAGCCAACTTCTCAAGAGCATTGAAAAGATGGTCGCGCAAATCAGAAATCTTATGCTTCATGGCTTAAACTCCTTCGGTTAATAATACGAATCAAAACAGAATCCACAACAAACTTCTCTTCATATCTTGCAATCGCATCCTTATGCGAACATTCCTTACACTTCCTCCCAGCAGAAACAGACCTTGGCCGTCCGCAATCTATACAGAGCCCACCGTTGTAATAGCTTTTTGTGGCTATCTTTACCGGCCTCTTATATCCGCCTCCTAGTAAATTGGGCGCATATTTATAACTCATGTATTTAGCGAATTGTGTATATAGGTCACTTCCCTTGGAAATAGGTGCTTTGCCATGCAACATTCCAACTTCTATAACACCTTCCGGCAATTCGGCTATGTTCCACGCCTTCGCAAGTTCGCGCACATTTCGAGGGTGGATAAATCGCTCCCGCGAAATACGCTGTAATACTTGCAAGCCTGAATATCGTTTAAACACTTAAGAAGGTCTCCAAGGAAAGAGGCAATCCAGAATCCATATCAATCAAAGTAAGTTCTTCGGGTCGCGTGGTCATATTTCTTACCGGGCTCACTCATGCCAGGGACATGATATTGCCGCGTCAAAATTTCTATGCTGCCGTATTTATCCAATTGCGCGCAAAATACTTTGAACCAGCTTTTATTGAACCACTCGCCTTTCATCTTATGATTCCGATACATCTTGTGGATACTTTTCTCTATATGGAGAGCTTGCATCTTGCTCTCAAATGAAAAGACCTTTGCGACACTGAGGCTCATGGGGTGGCCCGTCTGTAGCTGTTTAACGCGCGCCTGCACATTCTTAGTCATGCCGACCTTGCATTCGTGCCGTTTATCCTTGACTACATACACATGGTACATAAAGCCTCTTAGAACTGACCCTGAAAGAAACCAGAAACCGGAATCACAAGCCCCCCCTCCCCCCCATGCCTTTAGGCTTAG